AACGCATCGGTTTCAGAAATGACTCTCAAGAGCTTCCTACTTCTTTCTCAGTAAATGTAGAAAAACAAGGTGAAAACAATTACATTGTCACCTTGGATGTCAATGTAGAAAAGAAGGGTGAATTCAAGACCGATATCAGCATTTCTGGCTATTGCGAAATTGACGATAATCATCCTCAGCTGGATACGATTTTGCGGGTAAATGCTCCTGCTATTTTATTCCCGTATGTTCGCGCACAGCTTTCCCTTTTAACCGCACAGCCAGAAATGAGCCCCATCGTGCTTCCTGTTGTGAATTTCCAGAAGATTTACGAGCATTCTAAAGAGAATGCTGCTGAAAATTGACCCTCGCAGACCCCCAATAAACATGCTATAATACCATCATCAAAAGCCGTAAGGAACCCAAAACGTCCTTACGGCTTTTGTATTGTCATTTTATCCTCCCCATTTCAGCCAGACGGTCTTGCTCCCGTCTGGCTGTTTTTATGCCGCACAGCCGGCCCTTTGGCAGGGGCGCTGTGTTCCCAAGCAACGGCACAGTAAGGGTGCAAGGCCCTTGTGCGGCCCCACTCCCCGGCACCCGGCAAAGGCTCACACATTTTACTCTCTTTCCTTTTGTCCGTGCGTGCCGGGGGTTCTTTAATATTCCACCCCGCCCCAACATGGCGGGGTATTTTATTGCAGAAAGGCGGTGAAACATGGCATACAAACGCAACCCGGTTGGGCGGCCCCCGAAGTACAAGAGCGTGGAAGAGATCCAAGGCAAAATTGATGCCTATTTCACCGCCTGCAAGGGGCACCCCCTGATGAACCCGGATACCGGCAAGCCGTTCCTGGACAAATACGGCCTGCCCATTATTGTGGATGCCAAACCACCGACGGTAAGCGGGCTGGCCCTGGCGCTGGGGTTTTCCTGCCGCCGGGACCTGAACGCCTACCAGGGCAAAAAGGAATTTTGCACCACGATTACGCGCGCGAAGGCCCAGTGCGAAGCATACGCCGAGGAACGCCTGTTTGACCGGGACGGCACCAATGGCGCGCAGTTCAGCCTGCGCTGCAACTTTGGCTGGAACGAAAAGCCCGCCGAAGCACCACCCCCGCCCACTGATGACGGCTTTTTGACCGCAATGCAGCAGCAGGCACCCGCAGCCTGGAAGGATGGTGCGGATGAACCCGGTTAAGCCTGCCGCGTTCCGGTTCCGGCCGTTTAGCCGCCGCCAAAAGCAGGTGCTTACCTGGTGGTGCAGCACCTCCCCCGTGCAGGCGGCGGACGGGCTGATCGCGGACGGGTCCATCCGCTCCGGCAAAACCGTTTCGCTCTCCCTCAGTTTTGTTCTGTGGGGCATGGCGCGCTTTAACGGCCAGAACTTTGCCCTGTGCGGCAAAACCATTGCCAGCCTGCGGCGCAACGTGGTGGGGGTGCTCAAGCAGATGCTGACCGCCCGCGGCTACACTGCCGCCGAGCGCCGGGGCGACAATCTGCTGATCGTGACCCGCGGGGCCGTGACCAACGATTACTACCTGTTCGGCGGCAAGGACGAGGGCAGCCAGGACCTGATTCAGGGCATTACGCTGGCAGGCGCGCTGTTTGACGAAGTTGCCCTGATGCCGGAAAGCTTTGTAAACCAGGCCACCGCCCGCTGTTCTGTGGACGGTTCCAAGTTCTGGTTCAACTGCAACCCGGAGGGGCCGGAGCACTGGTTCTACAAAAGCTGGATTTTGCAGGCCCGCGCCAAGAACCTGCTGTACCTGCACTTTACGATGGATGACAACCTGAGCTTGTCCGAGCCGATCAAGGCGCGGTACCGGGCGCAGTACACCGGCGTGTTTTATGAGCGGTACATCCGCGGGCGCTGGGTGGTGGCCGAAGGTCTGGTTTACCCCTTTGTGGCGGCCAACCCGGATGCCTACCTGCTGCGCGGGCCGACCGCCGGGATGGATGGCCGCTTTTTTGTCTCGATCGATTACGGCACCCACAACCCGTGCAGCATGGGGCTGTGGTGCGTGCAGGCCAACCGGGCAGTGCGCATCAAGGAAAGTTACTACAACTCCCGCGAGGTCCAGCACCAGCGCACCGATGAAGAACATTACGCCGCGCTGGAAGAGCTGACCCGCGGTTACTATGTGCAGGAAGTGGTGGTGGACCCCTCCGCCGCGTCCTTTATTGAAACCATTCGCCGCCATGGGCGGTACATGGTGCGGGCTGCCGCCAACGATGTGCTGGACGGCATCCGGGTCACGGCCAGCTTGCTGCAAGCCGGGCGGGTGCAGATCCACGAAAGCTGCACAGATGCCCTGCGGGAGTTCAAGACCTACTGCTGGGACGACAAGGCCCCGCAGGATGCCGTCATCAAGGAGAACGACCACGCCATGGACGACATCCGTTATTTTTGTTATACCGTGCTGGCCCGCGAATACCGCTGGGCGGATTGGAGGAAGTGAAGATGTTCCAAAAGCTCTTGCGCTGGCTGCGCGCCCAGATCGGCACGCTGTTTGGCGATGCCCCCGGCGCAAACGACATTATCCTTTCCGGCCAGATGGAAAACGCCCTTGCCTTGTGGGCCCAGATGTACGAGACGGGCGGCCCCTGGTGCACGGCCAAAAACGACCTGCACAGCCTGCACATTGCGGCCAGCGTGGCGCGAGAGTTTGCCCGGCTGGTCACGATGGAGCTGAAAGTCAGCCTGTCCGGCTCTTCGCGGGCGGACTATCTGGCCGAGCAGCTGGCCCCGTTTCTGGACAAGCTGCCCAACTACACCGAGATTGCTTGCGCACTGGGCGGGGCAGTGTTCAAGCCCTATGTTTCCGGTGACCGGCTGCTGGTGGATGTGGTGCAGGGGGACTGCTTTTTCCCCACCACCTTTGACACCACCGGCCGCCTGACCGGGGCGATCTTCTCCGAACAACTCAAACGCAAAAACACGATCTACACCCGCCTTGAGCGGCACGAATACGCCGCCGGGGTGCAGACCATCCAGAACAAGGCGTTTGCCAGTTCCAGCACGGCCAGCCTGGGGCAGGAGATCCCGCTGGCCGATGTTCCGGAGTGGGCCGACATTGCGCCGGAGGTGCGCATTGAGGTGGAGCAGCCGTTATTCGCCTACTTCCGCATTCCCCTTGCCAACCGCAATGACCGGCACAGCCCGCTGGGGGCCAGCGTTTACGCCCCCGCTGTGGATACCATCCACGATGCAGACGAACAGTTTGGCCGCCTGTTGTGGGAGTACGAGGGCGGCCAGCTTGCCATTGATGTGGACGCTGCGGCCCTGCGCCCCACCGGGGACAGCGGTTTCCAGATGGACCAGCGCAGCGGGCGGCTGTACCGCGGCTGCATGACCGGCAATGTGGCGGACCGCACGCTGTTCAATGTGTTTGCGCCCGCCCTGCGGGATGAAGCCTATCTGCGCGGGCTGGATGGCATTTTGAAGCGCATTGAGTTCCAGTGCGGCCTTGCCTATGGCACCCTGAGCGACCCCCAGAACGTGGACAAGACAGCCACCGAGATCATGGCCAGCAAGCAGCGCAGCTACTCCACCGTGAAAAGCATCCAGCACGCGCTGCAGGTGACGCTGGATGACCTGCTGTACGCCATGAACGCCTATGCCGACCTGTACCAGCTGGCCCCCGCAGGCAGCTACGCCGCCGTGTACAACTGGGACGACAGCATCGTGAATGACCCCGGCGAGCGCAAGCAGCTGTTCTGGCAGTATGTGCAGGCGGGCAAGTTCCCCATGCAGCGCTACCTGACCGAGTTTGAGGGCTACAGCCAGGAGGAAGCCGCCCAGATCGCGGCTGAAACCAGCGCCGAGAACAACGCCGACGAAACCCTGACCTTTGCCCCGTGAGGTGATGCCCCATGCTGACCCCTGACCAGCTGGAAGCCCTGCCCCGCCGTTTTGTGCAGCTGTGGCAGCAGGTGGAAGATGACATTTTGCAGGACATTGCCCGGCGCATGAAAAGCCTGGGCGAGCTGGACCCGCTGACCCCAACGGCCATATGGCAGGCATGGCGGCTGGCCGAAACCCGCGCGGTGCGCAGCAACACCGTTGCCACCCTGGCCAGGTACACCGGCAAAAGCCGGGCGGAGATCAAGCGGCTGCTGGAAACCGCCGGGGCACAGACCCTGGCTGCGGACGATGCTGTGTATACGGCTGCCGGGCTGGACCCGCCGCCGGTCAACCAGTCCCCCGCCCTGCTGAACCTGCTGAATGCCGGGTACCGCCAGACCTGCGGCACCTGGCAGAACCTGACGGCCACCACCGCCAACACGGTGACCGGCGCGTTTGAGGACCGGCTTTCCCGCGCGTGGGGGCTGGTCAGCACCGGAGCCCTGGATTACAACACCGCCATCCGCCGCACGGTGGATGACCTGGCGGACACCATGCCGTACATCACCTACCCCAGCGGCCACACTGACACGCTGGAAGTAGCCGCCCGCCGGGCCGTGCTGACCGGCGTAAACCAGACCTGTGCGAAATTGCAACTGGCCCGCATGGAAGAGATGGACTGCGAGTTTGTGGAGGTGACCGCCCACGAGGGTGCCCGCCCCACCCATGCGGTGTGGCAGGGCAGGGTTTACCATCGCGGGGGCGCTGTGGTGCAGGACGGTGAGCGGTACGAGGATTTTGAAACCGCTACCGGTTACGGCACCGGGCCGGGCCTATGCGGCTGGAACTGCCGCCACAACTTTTACCCGTTCTACCCCGGTATCTCCGTGCGCAATTACACGGATGAACGCCTGGCCGAACTGGATGCCCGCAATATTCCCTATGGCGGCGGGCTGTACACCCGGTACGAGATCACCCAGATGCAGCGGGCGCTGGAACGCAGGGTGCGCAAGTATAAGCGCCGTTACCTGGCCGAAACAGCCGCCGGGGTGGATGCCAGCCAAAGCGCCGCCAAGCTGAAAGCCGCCCGGCAGCAGCTGAGTGCGTTCCTGGCAGAAACCGGGGAGAGGGTGGACGGCGCAAGGGCGGAGGTGCCGGGCTTTGGGCAAAGGGAAGCAAAACAGGCGGATGCGGCGGCAAGTGCCTTGCAATCCGCCCAAAACAATGCTACACTGAAAGAAATCAGCCTGGGGTACAAGGAGATTACCATCCAGAGCATTCAGCACATTCAGCCATTTGCCTGTGAGACGCTGGACGCCGCGGGCAGCCGTGCCCTTGCCAACGCCCACAAGAAGCTGCTGCTGGAAGCACGCAAAGTGCCGCTGGGCATAGAGAAGGCCCGCTGCTATGGGCTGGATATGCAGCCGCTGGGCGGGTACAAGGAAAGTTCTGAACCGGGAACGCCTGTAAAGATCAAGGTTCCAAATGTTGACTGCATTGTAATGCACTCGCACCCCAGCGGGCTGACATTTTCACCTGATGATTTACGCGCCTTTGCTAAACATACATCACTCAAGCTGCTTACTGCGGTGGGCAATGACGGAAACATTTTTGCAATCGAGCGTACTGCAAATACCAATGAAATAGCTCTTCAGTTGGCCGCGTCAGAATTGAGTGATGCCGCAGACAAAGCAAAAACTAATGAGCAAGTTTGGAATCTCATGAACGCATTTTTTGAGGAGGTGCAGCAATATGGCGTGCATTATTACGCCGGAAAAGATTGAGTATATGAAAAACTATCTCAAAGAGCACCCGATTGACCCGCAGTATGATGAGCCTGAAGGTTATATTGTGCTTGACGGAAACACCCCACCTTCTCAGCTGGCTGCGCGCGGATATTACGACATTCTGAAAAAACTGGGTGAACTGCCTGAATAACCCCTAAACATTCAACCACGATGCACCCGCACCGTGGTTTTTTCATGCCCATTTTTAGGAGAACGCAATGAAGAAGCTGCTTGTTTTGATGCTGGCCATGCTGACCGCAGTGACCAGCCCGGAACGGTTCAAGGTGAATTACATCTGCCCGCGCCAGTACCGGCTGTGTTTTTACACGGACGTTTTGCCCGGCGTGGAAATTGTGCCGTAAAGGCCGCACCAACAAATTATTGAAACCACGATGCAAATTCTGCGCCGTGGTTTTTTTATGCCTGCCTGCCCTGCATGAGGGGCAAGCGGGCAATTTTTATCCCCTTTTGCCCGGCTGCGGCAGGGCTGAAACAGCCGCACAGACGGTGACGGCAACCACCTAAAAACGCCTATCTGACACCCTACACAGGAGGTAACACCCATGAAAACCGAAGATCTCAAAGCCCTTGGCCTGAATGATGAGCAGGTGCAGCGCGTGTTCGCCATGAACGGCGCGGACGTGAACCGCGAAAAGCAGGCAGCCGAGACCGCCAAAGCCGAGCGGGACGCCATCCGTACCCAGCTGGACGAAGCCAACACCAAGCTGAAAGGCTATGACCCCGACTGGCAGCAGAAAGCCACCGACGCCCAGAAAGCGGCTGACGCAAAAGTGGCCGAGCTGCAGGCAGGCTATGCCGCTCAGAATGCAGCTGCCGGGCTGCACTTTACCAGCGCCAGCGCCAAAAAAGCATTTATGGCCGACCTGTCCGCCAAGAACCTGCCCCTGCAGGGGGACAGCCTGCTGGGCTTTGACGACTTTGTAAAGACCTACCGCGAAAATGACCCCGGCGCATTTGCCGCCGATACCAAGCCCGCGCGTATTGTGGCCAGTGCTACCGGCACCCCGGCAGCTGCCAACGGCCGCGAAGAAGCAAACGCAGCGATCCGTGCCGCGTTTGGCAAATGAAAGGAGTATAACCCATGCCCAATGTTATTGATCGTTCCCGCGCTGAAGCCCTCATCCGTGAGCAGGTTGTCAGCACCATTTTTCAGGATGCCCCCAAGCAGAGCGTTGTGATGCAGCTGGGCCGCAAGCTGCCTAACATGACCAGCAAGCAGACCCGCATTCCGGTGCTTTCCATGCTGCCGCTGGCCTACTGGGTCAACGGTGATACCGGCTATAAGCAGACTTCCCGCCAGGCGTGGGAAAACGTCTACCTGACCGCCGGTGAGCTGGCAGTCATTGTCCCCATCCCCGAAGCCGTTCTGGCCGATGCTGAGTTTGACATTTTGGGCGAGGTAACCCCGCGTGTCAACGAAGCCATCGGCCTGCGGGTGGACCAGGCCATTCTGTTCGGCATCAACCGACCGGCAGAGTGGCAGAACGACATTATCACCGTTGCCCGCCAGGCCGGCAACAACGTTTCCGGCGGCATTACCTATGATTCCCTGCTGGGCGAAAACGGACTGTTTGCCAAGGTGGAGGATGCAGGCTACACCGTGGACGGCGTTGTGGCTGCCATGGGTGCCAAAGCGTCCCTGCGCGGCATCAAGGACACCAACGGCAACCCCCTGTACAAGAGCGATATGCAGGGCACCACCCCCTATGCCCTGGACGGCGCGCCGATCTACTTCCCGGAGAACGGCAGCTTTGATACCAGCGTTGCCCGCATGGTGGCCGGCAACTTTAAGCAGCTGGTGTACGCCATCCGCCAGGATGTGGACGTCAAGATCCTGGACCAGGTCGTGATCCAGGACCCCAGCACCAAGGACATCATCTTCAACCTGGCCCAGCAGGACATGATTGCCCTGCGCGTTACCTTCCGCATGGGCTGGGCCATGCCGAACCCCGCCACCCGCATGAACGAGAACCGCGTCAACGTGCCCTTTGCCTACATCGACGCCGCGACCGCCACCACCGACCAGACTGTGACCTTTACCGTCAAGGATAATGCCGAAAGCTCCCCCAACGCCATTGCCGGTGCAGCTGTCAATGTGAACGGCTCCATCCGCCTGACCGGCACTGACGGCACCGCAGTGTTCCACCTGCGCGCCGGTGAATATCCCTACAGCGTCAAGGCAGACGGTTACCGCCCGCAGACCGGCACCGTAACGGTTGCCGCAGCCGCCGTACCGGTTGCCGTCACCCTGCCTGCATCCAAGTAAGGGGGCTGCCATGTATGCTGATTTTACCGACTATCAGGGCACCTACTGCGGCACCCTGATCACCACCCAGGGGCAGTGGATGCCCGCCGTGCGGGAAGCCTGCGCTTATCTGGACAGCATCACATTTGGCCGCCTGAAGTGCGGCGCGCCGGTGGATGATACCGTAAAGCTGGCGGCTTGCGCGCTGGCGGATGTTGCCGCCCGCTACCAGGCCGCCAAGGCCGATGAGCGCAGCCGCCCCGGCCTGGCAGCATTTAACACAGACGGCTACAGCGAAACGCTGAACACTGCCGCCCTGACCGCACAGTACACGGCAGACATGCAGGCGGCCGCGGATATTTACCTGCCGCGCAGCCATCCGCTGCGCTATGCGGGCCGGGATGGGAGGTGCCGCCCTTGTTCGGCTGTGACCAGACCGTGACCCTGACCCACCTGCACTATGACGGCGCTGCCGACCGGGACGTGAAAGAAGAAACCACCCTGACCGGCGTGAGCTGGTACGGGCAGGCAAAGGCCGCCGTGGATTCCACCGGGCTGCACGCGGCGCGGGTGTACAAATGCCGCATCCCGGAAAGCGCCGCCCCCGCCGGGCTGGACATTGCCCCCGGCGACAAGATTACCTGCGGCACCGTGACCGCCACCGTGCTGGACGTGCATGACAACCGCGGCCACCCCGCGCCGCACTGGTATGTGGAGGCAAGCTGATGGGGCTGAAATATGATGCCCGCCTTGACCTTTCCGTCCTTTCTGATGCCCTGGAAAAACGGGGGCTGACGCCGGGCGGGAGGGTGCAGAAGGCGGTGGACGAAGCGGTGATCCGCTATTGTGACCCCAAGGTACCATTCCGAACCGGCACCCTCAAGCACAGCGCCATCACGGCAAGCGCCATCGGGGACGGCATGATCGTGTATGCCACGCCCTATGCGCGCTACCTGTACTACGGCGAGGTGTACGGCCCCAACATTCCCATCTTTGAGGGCGGCGAGCTGGCAGGCTTTTTCAGCCCGCCCCACAAGTACCCCACCGGCCGCCCGCTGACCTACAACGGCGCGCCGGATCGGGGCGCTTATTGGTTTGAGCGGACCATGGCCGAACACAAGGATGACGTCATCCGCGAAGCCGCCGCCCTGGCAGGAGGAAGACCCGGAAGATGAACGTACTGGATGCCACCCGCGCCTGGATGCGTGCACAGTGCCCGCTGATCAACAGGCAGGACCTGTTCAACGCCAACTACCTGGGCGCAGAACCGACCGAATACACCCTGCGCACGGCCAGCGAGAGCCACCGCACCGACGTGCTGGGGTATGACCTGGCCGAATACAACCTGACCTTTGTGGCGCAGCTGCCATTTGGGCGGGAGCTGAAGCCCAACCTGGACGCTGCTGATTTTTTCGCTGCGCTCTCCGCCTGGATCCGCGGGCAGGAGCGCACCCACAACTACCCCGCTGTCAGCGGGTACCGCGTGACCAAAATCACGGCATCCAACGCCGGTGTGCCCACCGGGGCGGATGCCAACGCGGCCCGCTATCAATTACAAATCAAACTCTATCTTGAGGAGGAATAACCATGGCAGAAGCTGCTATCAACCTGACCGCCGGCCAAAAAGCTGACCGCAAACTGGATATGATCTTTGTCAACGTCGGCGGTTCCGGTACTGAGACCTGGGAACTGCTGGGCCGCGGCGTTGAGGACGCCAGCGTAGAATACAACCACGACACCGACACCGTGACCGACATCCTGGGCATTACGGACGTGAACGTGAGCGCCGCAAAGCCGGAGCTTGACCTGGACCCCTGCACCATCCGCGGCGGCCAGAAGCTGAGCGCCAAGCTGCTGGACATTGAGCGCCGCAACGCCGTAAGCGAGCTGAGCATGTTCGATGTGCTGCACGTCCACTGCTTCCTGGGGGCTGCTTCCGGCTCCTTCACGGCGGAAAAACACACCGGCTGCACCATCGTGCCCCAGAGCCTGGGCGGCTCCGATTACGTCGGCATGCCGATGAACGTACACCTGTCCAACAACAAAACGCTGGGCACCTGCACCATTGCGGCCGGCGTGCCCACCTTCACGGAGGAATAAACAATGGAGCTGAACATTGACCGCGGCTTAAAAAGCTATGACGTCAAGGATGCGGACGGCACCCTGATCGGCACCATCCGCTTCAACCCCTCTGACATCGGCCTGGCCGGCCGCATGGAGGAAGCCCGCGCCAAGATCGCCGAAATTACGGCCGCGCCCGTGACCGGCCCCGAGGATCTGGTGGAGTGGGACAGGCAGGTGCGCCACTGGTTTGATTACATCTTCGGCACGCCGGTATCGGATGTATTCTTTGCCGGGGTATCCAGCCTGGCTTTCTGCGAGGACGGCAGCCTGGTGGCCGAAGCCGTGTTGGATGCCGTCACCCCGATGCTGACCCAGGCGGTGGAAGCCGCCGCCAAGGCCAGCGCGGCCCGCATTGCCAAACACGCGGACGCCTACCAGGGCAGCACCGCCGGGCTGGCCCCGGAACAGCAGTGAGCGGCTGGAAGCTGCCCACCAGCGTGACGGTATGCGGGCAGGAGTTTGCCATCCGCAGCGACTACCGCGCCGTGCTGGATGCCATCTCCGCCCTGCGTGACCCGGAGCTGAGCCCGCAGGAACAGACCCTTGCCTGCCTGGAGATCCTGTACCCGGATTGGAAGCGCCTGCCGGACCTGAGTGCAGCAGCCCAGGCGGCCATGGTGTTTATCAACTGCGGCAAGCCGGTGGAAGCTGCCGTGCCAAAGCCCGCCCTTGTGGACTGGGACACCGACGCCGCCATCATGGCACCGGCAGTGGACAAAGTTCTGGGCTACAGCTGCCGCCGCTGCGCCTACCTGCACTGGTGGGAGTTCATCGGGGCATTTGGCTGCATCGGGGACGGCCAGTTTGCGCAGGTCATCTCCATCCGCAATAAGCGCCTGCACGGCAAAAAGCTGGACAAAGCCGAGCAGGAATTTGTGCGCAACAATCCCGATCTGGTCACCCTGCCCAAACACAAGCTGACCAGCGCGGAAGAAGAATTTTTCAAAAGTCTGGGGGTGTAGTTCTTGGCTGATGGGTCGATCATTCTGGATACCAGAATCAACAATAAAGGCGCCTATGCCGAGCTGAAAGAGCTGCAGGCCAAGGCCAAGAGCACCGCCCAGCAGGTTGCTGCGCTGGACAAGCAACTGGCGCAGGCAGGTGCCAAGCATACCAGCCTGGGTGATGATCTCAAGCGTGCCCGGCAGGAAGCCGCCGAAACCGCGCGCGAACTGCAAAAATTAAACACTACCATGGACTTGCAGCACCAAAAGAATGGGCTGGATTTCTCCCCTGCTGACGTTAAACGCAGTGATAAGCTGCGGGCCACGTTGGATCAGCAGCAGCAAAAAATTGGCGCGATGTCCAAGGAATATCGTGACCAGGTTCCCATGCTTGAAAAGCTGCAAGAAGAGCACGATGCCCTTTTGCAGCAAATGGATACCGAAGACCTGGCGGTTGAGCATCAATCCCGGCGCATTGAATCCCTGTTAGGCCGACAAATTGCCGCATCGCGCGCAGTTCAGGGCGTAAAAAACGCCGTTCGTCTTTCGGCTGCAGCGATTCAACAGCCCTTCAAAGCAATTCAGGCCAGGTTGTCCGCCATGACAAAGGGCATGGGGCGGTTTTCCCGCCGCATTGCCGGACTTGCTTCCAGTGCGCTAATTTTTAACTTGCTCTCGTCTGGTCTGCGCCAGATGACCAGCTACATGGGCACTGCCCTGCTTTCCAGCGCATCCCTGCGGCAGGCCCTTGGCAACCTGCAAGGTGCTGCGGCTACTGCTGCCGCACCGTTAATTCAAGTTCTGACCCCTGCTCTGACCGCGCTGGCCAATGCAGCGGCAACTGTATTTGCCTACCTTGCAAAGCTGGTGGCGTTCCTGACCGGCAAGACGGTATCCTCCGCCAAAGCCGCGGCTAAGGGCATGAGCGGAACATCCAAGGCAGCGAAAGATGCTGCAAAGAGCCTGGCCGGGTTTGATGAAATCGAACGGTTAGATGCCAAGACAGGGAGCAGCGGCGGCGGTTCGGGCGCCAGCAGCATCACCCCCAACTATAACTTTGACGCAAAAAGCCCGTTCCTGGATTCCGTGCTGGCCGCCATCGAGGCAGGCGAATGGAACCAGGTCGGGCAGCTTTTCGCCCAAAAGCTGAATGAAGCCATGGCGGCGATCCCCTGGCCGGATATCCAGGACAAGGCCCAGACCTGGGCCGCAAACATTGCGGATACCCTCAACGGCTTTATCGCCCGGCTGGACTGGCGGCTGGTTGGTTCTACCCTGGCACAGGGGCTTAACACGGCACTGATCTTTGCGGACACCTTAGTGCAGGGTATCCACTGGGATACCCTGGGCAATGGCATCGGCAATGGGATGAACCAGTGCGTGGAAGAACTGGACTGGGAAGCCCTTGGCCGCTTGATGATTGCCAAGTGGAAGATCGTCTTCGAGACACTGCACGGTTTTATCCAAACCTTTGATTTTAGTGCGCTGGGGGACGCATTCGCCCGCGCGACCATGGCCGCCATCAATAACATTGACTGGCCCCAGGCTGCCGCAGACCTTGTATCCGGTGCGGCGGGGCTGCTGGAATCTCTGGCACACTGGATCGATGGGCTGGATTGGCAGCAGATCGGCAGCACGATTGCCGAATGCATTACCAATATCGACTATGCCGAACTTGCGCAGGCAATTCTGGATTTGCTGTCCGCCGCCGTCACGGGGCTGGCAGATGGGCTTTCAGCCCTTGCTGGGCATCTTGTCGGTGATTTTATCCAGGGCATAAAGCAGTGGTTTGATGACGTCCAGACCCAGGCAGCGGTTGCCGGATACGGTGACGACGTTGCTCAGTACCTGTTCGATGGTTTTATCGACGGCCTGGAAGCACTCTGGAACGGCATCGGGCAGTGGATCTATGATCACATTTTCACGCCGTTCAAAAACGGTATTTGCGAAGCATTCGGCATCCACTCCCCCAGCACCGAAGCCAAATCCTGGGGTTCCTACATCTCGCAGGGACTTCTGAACGGTCTGGCCAGCAAGTGGGAGAACATCACCGGCTGGCTGCGTGACCTCAAGCAGAATTTTGTAGACGCATGGGATAACATCCGCGCTAAAACTACTGAGACATTCAATTCCCTTGGGCAGACGATTTCTGACATCTGGAACGGCATCACCAGTACCATCAAGACCGCCGTCAATGGCATCATCGGCTTCATCAACCGGATGATCTCCGCCGTTGTCACCGGCATCAATGCGGTCATCAACGCGCTGAACGGGTTGTCGTTCGACCTGCCGGACATATTCGGCGGCGGGCATGTCGGGTTTAATATCAGCACCCTGACTGCCCCGCAGATTCCCTACCTGGCACAAGGCGCGGTCATCCCGGCGAACCGGGAGTTCCTCGCCGTGCTGGGCGATCAGAGCCACGGCACCAACGTAGAAGCTCCGCTGGACACCATCAAGCAGGCTGTGGCCGAAGTCATGGAAGATTTGCAGGCGGGCCAGATGGCTGGCTTTGAAGCCGTTGTGGCCGTGCTGCGGGAGATCCTCTCCGCCGTGTACGGCATTGAGCTGACCGACGAGGACGTAGGCCGCGCCGTACAGCGCTGGCAGCGCAAACAGCTGACTGCCACAGGAGGTGTGTAACGTGACCCTGACCAATCTGTTCCAGATCGATGGCAAATCCCTGTACGCACCGGACTGCGACATTGAACCGAGCTATTCCGACCTGGATTCCAGCGATTCCGGGCGCGACGAAGCCGGTTACATGCACCGCGAAGTGGTGCGGGAAAAGGTTGCCACCTGGCCCATCGCCTACAGCTGCCTGACGGATGACGAATACAAGTACACCATCGGGCTGTTTGCAGGCAAGGCAACGTTTCAGTTCACCCATCCCAAAGCCGGCTCTTCCACTGAGACCGAAACCACCACCTGCTACTGCAGCAAATACGGCATCGCCTGGCATAACGCCAAGACGAAACAGTGGAAGAATTTGAAGTTTAACATTATTGAATGCTGACCGGAGGTGAAGTATGTACTATTCCGTTTTGCGGCTGCCAAACGGCACTGAGCTGAAAGGCGGAGAGGCTGGCAGCACCCTTAAAGCTCTTACCCTGCACACTGCGGTGAACGCCGGGCGGGAGTTCACCATCGGCTCTGCGTTTTCGGACTACATCGAAGCCGAAATCTGGGCGGACCCGGGCGGCAGCCTGCAAATTACTGCCGGGGACGCCCTGACCTACTACCGGCAGGACGATGCCGGGAACCGCACCAAGGTGGGCGTTTTCTATGCTGAAAAGCCCACCCGCACCAAGCGCAACAGCTACAAGGTCACGGCCTATGACACCATGTCCAAGCTGGATGCAGACTTTTCCGGCTGGCTGCACGCCAATCAGGCACAGTTCCCCAAAACTATCTGGCAGCTGGTACAGCTGGCCTGCCAGCGGGCAGGGGTTACGCTGGCCAGCAGCAGCCTGCCCATCAATGGCAGCTACAGCGTGCAGGCGTTCTACGCGGACGACCTGACCTGCCGCCAGATCATCTCCTGGGCGGCGGAAGCGGCAGGCTGCTACGCCCACATGAATGCAGACGGCAAGCTGCAATTCTTGACCTACACAGACAAGCGCAGCACTGTTAAAATCACCCCGGACGGAGCCAGCAACAGCACCGCCTATTATGCTGACAGCCTGAGCTACGAGGACTACACGGTCAAGGCCATTGAAAAAGTCCAGATCCGGCAGTCGGACAGTGACGTGGGGGTCATCTACCCCGACAGCACCACTGCCACCAACACCTATGCAGTGCAGGGCAACCTGCTGCTGACAACCGGCACCGAAGCCAACCTGAAAACCGTTGCCCAGAACCTGTACAACGTGCTAAAAAACGTGACCTACACCCCCTGCAAAGTATCGGTGCCCAGCAGCTCCGGCCTTGCCTGCGGGCAGATCGTGCACGTTAAGGACGCACGTGGGCGGGAGTTCGACACCTACCTGATGAGCGCCACAATCTCATCCGGCAAAGCCAGCTTTGAGAGCGTGGGCAGCGCCAGCCGGGAAAGTTCCAGCGCGGTGAACAGCCAGAGCTACAAGAACCTGACCGGCAAGATGCTGGAGATCAAGACCAGCGTGGACGGCCTGGAAGTAAAGGCCAGTGACCTGACCGGCAAGTACACCGACCTGAAAGCAACGGTGGACGGGCTTTCGGCGGAGGTGAAAAAAGACACCAAAATCACCGGCGGCGGGAACCTAATCCTGGGCAGTGAGAGCTTCAAAAACGCTGAACTGAAAGGCAATACCGGCGACGGCAGTTCTATTACCTATGAACTAACCGGCGGGGCGACCATGGCCAACACCAACTCCAACCGATATTTTCGCTGGACAACGGTGGGTGCGTATGTGGCAAAAGGCGTGACATTGTGCCTGTCTGTTATGTACAAACCCGTTTCTGGTGCGGATGAGTTCTGTATGGAAATCGCTTACACGGCGGGGTATTCCACCAGCCAGAGCTGGGCAACCATTAAGCCAACTGATCAGCTGGAGATTGAGCAGACGGACGGCTGGGTACTGCGGTATGGCCTGTGGACGCCGCCGGACAACGCCACCTTAAAGCTGGTGGATATGGGCAGTGGTACCACCCACGCTGGTACCGGCAACTACACCAACAAGTTTTCGCTGCTGCACCCCATGCTGCAATACGGCAACGCGCCGACCGCCTGGAACGCCAGCAGCGGCGACTACCTGACGCAGGAAAGCGCAAAAAGCCTGTTTTCTCAGACCGCTGACGAGATCAAAACCGAAGTCACCAAGTCAGTGACTGAAACGGTAACGGCCAACGTGAAGGACACCGCTACCAGCGCTGCCAATGATGCCGTTGACAGCAAGCTGCAGGATTACGCCACCACCGCAACGGTGAACAGCCTGAAAGAGGATGTTTCCAGCATCAGCCAAAAGGCGGATAACATCAACACCAAAGTCAGCAGTCTGGAAGAGACCACCACAACCATTTCCAACGACCTGGGCAGCACAAAGCAGGAATTCAAAACCGTTAAAGAATCGGTATCCGCGATTGACCAGAAAGCCGACAGCATTACCCAGACGGTAACGCAGCGGATCACCGGCGGCAACAATATTATTGTGGGCACCGACGACTGGAACAATGCGACCCTGGATGCAGGCGGCAATGACCTGAACAAAAAAGGCAGATACACCATTACGGGTGAATCTGTTCGCGTGACCAATAAAGCCCAGAACACCCGGTTTCACTTCGGTGCGGACAAAACGCTGGTGATTGCCAAGGGCATGACCTACTGCGCCAGCGTACTGTACAAGCTCAACTCTGGCACGGACAGCCTGTTTTTGCAGTTTGAGACCAAGAGCAGCAGCGGAGCAAAAAGTTATTACGGCAATGCATTCAAAAATGCGAAGCAGGACATTGAGCTGGACAACGGCTGGAAGCTGCGCTGGGCGGCGTTCACGGCGACCGCGGACGGCTATGCAGACGGCCTGTTTGTGAGTACCGCGAACGATAACGCCACCGTTACCAACGATCTGACCATCATGCACCCCATGGTGCAGATGGGCAATGCCCCCACTGCCTGGACGGCCAGCACCGGCGACTATCTGACCGCCAACGAAACCAAAACCGAGATCAAGCAGACGGTGAACGAAATTAAGCTGACGGCCAGCACAAGCGGAACCAGCAGCACCATCAAGCTGACGGCAGGCGGAACAGAGATCACCAGCGCACAGATCAACCTATCCGGCGTGGTAACATTTTCCGACCTCAGCACATGGAACCAGGACAAGACAATCATCAACGGCGGAAACATTACGACCGGGCAGCTGCATAACCTCAACTACACCACCGTGTACGACCTGGATAACGCCTGGATACGTATGGGCACCGAGGCCGGTGAGCGCGTATTTCTGGATAACCGCCACATCGCCTGGTATGCCACCATCAACACGGGGTCAATCGGATTAACCGGCGTGCTGTACTCTGAGGCTGGTAGCTCCTACATCGGCGCGTGCAGCAAGTACGCCAAGTACGGCTGGGTCAACGGACTCGACCCCACATCTTACATTGGAATGCAGATCACCTACAACCGCAGCGATGACAGCGATGCCGATTTTAACACCACCCGCGTTGGCGTGAGCGGCAAGCTCAACGTGCACAACCTGGACGTTTGGGGCAGCAAATCCCGCGTGGTGCCTACCAGCTTCGGCGCACTGAAAATGGCCGCATTTGAGACGCCGCTGCCAACCTTTGCCGATTGGGGCGAGGGCCAGTGCGGCCCCGAAGGCTGGTGCCTGATTGCCCTTGACCCGCGCTATGCGGAGACCATCGCCCAATATGGGCAGCCCGCCTGGCTGCTGACGGATTGCGATGGCACCGGGCACATTTGGGCCGAAAACTGCGGCCAGTACGCCATTATACACGGCGCACCAGGTCAGCAGTTTGTGTGGCTCTGCATGGCCGCCCAGCGCGGCTATGAGGGCAGCTATGCCGATCGCAGTGACAGCAGCTATCCCGCTGGTACCCCGGCGGGCGTTGAGCTTGCCGCCAGCACCGCCGCCCGTGCGCAGGAGGCCAGCACCACCGCCGCAGATGACCTGTTGGCTATGGACACCGGCGCAGATGAAACCGCAGACATTCTATTGGATGAATCGAAGGGATTAACATGAAGAAATTATCTGGCGTGGCGGTCGTTACGACCGCCGAAGGCGAACGCGTGAGCTACACATACATGGAACTGGACGACAACGGCAACATCACCAGCCAGAACAACAGGGCCTCTTTCGTGGCTCTGGATGAGGATCTTCTGGCCGCTATCAAAACCTTGAAAGACGCTGTAAATGCGCGGCTGTGACACATAAGGGGGTGCAGACTACGACCGATACAAAACGCATCAAAGAGTGCAGACGCAAGATTATTGCTGCCCTGAATGATGCCAAGATCCCGTACGCGGTATCTGAGCTGATTTTAGAGAGCGTGCTGTCTGCTGTACGTGAAAATATGGCTGCAGAGGAAATGGCAGCGGAGAACCAGCCGAGCCAGGAGAAAAACGAATGAAACAGGGAACGCAATTCGTGCTGCCCGTGGAAATCGGGATGGATCTGGATGATGTGAGCCGGATCGAATTTGTGTTCAAGCAGAAGAGCTGCAAAGGCTTCCCGGCCATTAAATCCAACGTCTGGCCGGATGACTGCACCCGGCAGGAAGGACAGAACATCATCCTTATCCCCTGGACGCGGGAAGAAACGTACAAATTCCTGGGCGGCGAAGCATTGTACATGGACACCCGCATCACGTTGCGGGACAGCACTGACCAGCCGCAGACGGAGATTTTGACGCTCAAAATGAGCCCGACCTTATTCCAGGAGGTTGATGGTGCATGATCCAGGTGCGAGTGGCCCAACAGAGCGCCGTATCAGTGCGCATTGCCGGGGCGGCATCCGTGCGGGTGGACGTGACCGGCACCACAGTGGTGGGTGCGCCGGAGTACAGCGGGCCGTATGACATCACGCCGTTGTTCTCGGCGCAGGTTTTGCCCACCGCAAAGCGACTAATGCAGCAGAACCTAACAATCAAAAAGATACCTCAGTACGAGGTATCCAACGATTCCAACGGTTACACACTGATTATAGGAGAGGAGTACTACAATGCCCAATAAATACGTAAACAAGGTGGTTATTGGCAAGGAGACTAAGCTGGACCTTACCGCAGACACTGTAACCCCGGACAAGCTGGCCAAAGGTATCACGGCGCACGACAAGTCCGGCGCCCCCATTACCGGTACCAGCACGAAAGACGCGGATACCAGCGATGCCACCGCAGCTGTGGCGGAGGTTTTGAACGGGAAAACATTCTACGCGCGTGGCGCCAAAATGACTGGCACGATGCCCAACAACGGCGAAGTCAACGGTGAAATCAGCACCGTTTCTGGTAAGTACACCATCCCCATGGGCTTCCACGATGGCGCAGGCGGGGTGACCATCGCAGCGACCGAACAGGCCAAGCTGGTGCCCGCAAATATCCGCGAGGGCGTTACGGTCCTGGGCGTGAAAGGCTCTATGAGCGGCAGCGAAGGTATGAAGCCGCAGGCCAAGAGCGTTACGCCGACCTTTGAGCAGCAGGTTGTGCTGCCCGACAAAGCGTATAACTGCCTGTCTCAAGTTACTGTGCAGGCGATCCCGGCCACATACGTTGATAATGCGGCTGGCGGCCAGACGTTGACGATCGGAGGCTGAGCATGGCCGTAAACAAGGTTGTTATCAATGATGCCGTTGTCCTCGACCTGACCGGCGATACGGTGCGGGCTGCCGACCTGCCGAAAGGGGTAATTGCCCACAGTGCCACAGGGGCCAAAGTCACCGGAACCACAAACTATGCCGGTTCCAGCAACGCAGGCGGCTCCGCAACGAGCGCCGAAAAACTAAATAACAGCCTGACCATCAAACTGAACGGAACCAGTCAGGGCGCATGGGACGGCAGCAGCGCAAAAACCATTGACATAACGGCAGCCAGCGTTGGCGCGACAAACGTTACGCTCAGAAGGTGGTGACAGCTGCATGGGTGTGTATTTAGGCAGCAATGCCGTTGACATGCAGGGCGGCTTTGTGAGTGGTGGTTCCAGCGACGTAAAATTGCAGAGCAAAACAGTCAGTCCCAGTGAAAGCACCCAGACGGTAAGCCCGGACAGCGGATATGACGGACTGAGCAAAGTGACCGTGAATGCGATATCGAGCACTTATATTGGCAGTGATGTGACCAAAAAAAGCGCAGCAACTTACACCCCGAAGACAACCGATCAGAGCATTGCATCTGGGCAATACCTGAGCGGGACACAGACAATCAAGGGCGATGCAAACCTGGTGGCCGGGAACATTAAGAGCGGTGTGAACATTTTTGGTGTGACAGGAACTTATGCCGCCGGCGGGAGTTCCGGCGGCAGTGGCAATAACAATGTGGAGGCTTATGCCGTCACGGACACCAACCCCAGCGTTAGTTTTAGGCGCACTGACGGGACAATCAAGCTTTGGGGCTACGGTACCATGACCAGTTCCGGCGGCTGGGGCGGGCAGGTTACGAGCCTGATCGCGTTTGAGGGCGACAAATACCACAAGAGCGCCATGTACGGTGGGCCAAGCAGCACCAATCTGAGCCTAAGCATCAGCAACGGAAAACTGACTGGGCTGCCGAGTGGACTATCCGCAATCAGCGCGATTGTAACGAGAGGTATATGATTATGGCCACTGATACAAAGCTGGACAGCCTGGTGATCAACTACCTGACGCAAGCCCAGTATGATAATGCTAAGAGTGAAGGAACGCTGAACAGCAACCAGATCTATATGACACCGGCCTCCTCCGGTACCCATACGCTGCCTGCCGCTACCAGTTCAACCCTGGGTGGCGTAAAGATTGGCAGCAATATTACAGTGAACAGCGGCACGATCAGCATTAGTAAGACTAACGTGACAAATGCACTGGGTTATACGCCACCTATGACTGATACCAAGTACACACTGCCAACCGCGAGTGCTTGGACTTTGGGTGGTGTAAAAATCGGGAGTAACATTACGGAGAATTCCGGCACGATTAGTTTGACAAAAGCGAATGTAACAAGTGCTTTGGGATACACACCGCCGACAACAGATACTAAGTACACACTGCCGACAGGTAATGCTTCGACTTTGGGCGGTGTGAAATTGAGTGATTCGACCAGTTCAACAAGTTCGACCAATGGTGGTGTTGCGGCAACGCCGGCGGCGGTGAAGGCGGCCATCGCGGAAGCAAAACTTGCAGCCTGGCCGATTGGCAGTATTTACATGACCGTAAGCAATACAAGCCCAGAGTCTTTATTTGGCGGTACCTGGGAAAGAATTTCTGAACGCTTTTTGCTTGGTGCTTCTGGTAGTTTTCCCGCAGGTGCTACTGGGGGTGAATCCGCCCATACGCTTACACAAAGCGAGCTACCGAATTATTCGTTGTCTGTAACCAACGGAAGCAACGTAATACGCTCCAAAACCGGAAGCTCTGCGGATGCGTATGTTCAAACGCAATCAGGAGGCTGGGGTATTCCGAACTGGGAATCCAAAACCGTAACAGTCGCCTCCGGCGGTTCCGGGAAAGCTCACAACAACATGCCGCCCTATCTGGCGGTTTATATGTGGAAGAGGACAAAATAAGGAGGATAAAAATGCGGCTGAAGAATGAAGAAGCCCTGCTGCATTGGCCCCTGGCCCAACACATTATCACCGCAGGCTGGCTCTACAATGACGGCAGCCTGCACCGGGCGCTGGATTTCCGCGCGGCGGTGGGCACGCCGGTATACGCCGCAGAGGGCGGCACAGTGGAGACGGCCTACCGCTGGAACGGCAAGCGCACCCAGGGGGACATCAACAGCTATGGCAACATGGTCAAGCTGCGCCACACGACCTACAAGTATGGCACACTCGAAACTCTGTATGCCCACCTGAGCAAGCTCTGCGTGACTCAGGGGCAGCAAGTGCGGGAAGGCCAGCTGATCGGCTACAGCGGCGATACCGGCAACTGTTACGGCGCACACCTGCATTTTGAAGTGCGCTGGAAAGGTCAGCGCGCCAACCCGCTGAACTGGCTGGACAACGATTTTAGCACGGCCAGCAGTGCGGTCAAGCTGGGCAGTTACAGCAGCGTACGACACGCAAAGGAAGTGGAATACATGAATTATGCTATTGACGTAAGCAAACACCAAGGCAAATTTGATTGGCAGGCGGCGTATGACAAGGGCATCCGCCACGCCATGCTGCGCGCCGGGTATGGCCGTTACAGCAGTCAGGTTGACCCCCAGTTTGAGCGCAACGCCGCTGAGTGCACCCGCCTGGGCATCCAGTACGGCGTGTACTGGTACAGCTATGCCAGCACCCCGGCGGAGGCACGCCAGGAGGCCCGCTGCTGCCTGGCCGCGATTAAGGGCAAGCACCTGTGCCTGCCGGTGGCGTATGATATCGAGTACGAGCCGTGCATCCTGCGCCTGACCAACGCGCAGCGCACGGCACTTGTACAGGCCTTTTTGTCGGAGATTGAGGCCGCAGGGTATTACGGCATCCTGTATGCTAGCTGCAATTTTATCCGCAATCGGTTGGACCACAAGTTCCTGTCCAAATATGATATTTGGGTAGCGCAGTACAGCAGCAAGTGCACCTGTCCCCTGCCCTACGGCATGTGGCAGTACAGCAGCCGCAATGCGCTGGGCATTCCCGGCTACGGCACCAGCCTGGACTGCAACCGGGTCTACAAGGACTATGAGCAGCTGATGATCCAGGCGGGCCTGCAGGGCCACACCGTGCCCACCCCGGAGGACACCACCCCCAACAAGCTGGACAAGCAGCGGATTACTATTGGCCGTATCTCCAGCGGCGACCGCGCAACCATCCGCGCCCTGTGTGAGGGGCTGGGGCTGATTGCAGCCGGTCTCTACCGCGAAACCTGCGTGGGTGGCAACCAGTGGATGCTGGACGTTGGGCCGGTATCCAGCGGCGACGCCTGGTACATCATGCGCAAGTGCGCAGAGCTGCAGCTGATTGATGCAGGGCTGTACAAGGCCGAGTATGTGGAGGAGTGATTTGGTGGATGCTATTGTTGTTGCGCTGATTACTGGCGGGTTGAGCCTTATCGGCGTTATTATTACCAATCTTGCCGGGCAGCGGCGCACAGAGCAGAGGATGGCCACCGCGCAAGCCGTGACCGATACAAAAATTGAAGAGCTGACCCGTGAAGTCCGTGCCCACAATAATTTTGCCCAACGTGTACCGGTGCTGGAAGAACAAATCAAGGTTGCAAACCACCGCATCACCGATCTCGAGAACAAAACCGCTTGAACACGAATACATAGGAGGAAAAACTCATGGATTTTGCATCTTTTGGTATGGCAGGGGTGGCGGCGATTACGGTTATCTGCTACCTGGCGGCAACAGCGGTCAAACAAACGCCGCTTGCTAACAAATGGCTGCCGTCCATCTGCGGCGCCCTTGGCGGCCTGCTGGGCCTGGCCGCCATGTACATCAACGTGCCGGACTTCCCGGCCGCCGATCCCCTGACCGCCCTGGCTGTGGGCATTGTTTCCGGCCTGGCTGCGACCGGCGCGGATCAGGTTATTAAGCAGATCGGCAAAGGCAACTGACTGGCAAGTTAAATAATCCATAACAAAAGCGGCGGGCCGTCTCCTGAAAATAGGGGTAGCCCGCCGCTTATTTTTTATGCCTTTGTAGTCAAAATGTAGTCAGCCCAACATATAGTAAAAAGCGCGGCAAATGTTTTGCACATTCTACCGCGCTATTTTTGGTGCACCATCGGGGACTCGAACCCAGGACCCACTGATTAAGAGTCAGTTGC